CGTTGATTAAGATAGTACATGCATGTGCTCTCTTGTGCGCCGGCTTCCATTGCTAATTCGACTATAGCAGTAGTACCTTCTTCTTTTTGAGATTGATCGAATTGTTTCGCGTCTTCAGAATAAACGATACAATCGTTGTCCTCAAGATGTTTGGACATACCTCTGGCTTTGAATTCCTCAGCTATGTCGCGATCGCTTTTATCAACGGCCCAAATTACGTTATCAGATAGTGACTCTTTTACCCATTGATGGAATTGCGCTTGCATACAAGATAGTATGGTGTTGGCTATTTTAGACCAGGCACTTATACCTTGACCAGCTTTGTCACTTGTGTCCCAATACAGCTCTCTTATTTCCTTCGGTTGCGCTTTCATATGGAAGCTAACGCCACGATTGATCGATGTGTACCACTCATTATTGATTTGGTCAAAATTTTTCTTTTCATCTGCATTCAATGTGGTTATCGTGTCTGCGACCAGTTCTTCATAGGCCAGCTTAACGACGGCTATATTCTTATGTCCGCTCATAAAATCGTCAACAAAATCGCAAACTATATCTTTAAATTTGCTATCATTAGTTATTTTATTGTAAACAGCTAATTCCGTTGCGCAGATATACTTTTGTTCTTCTATAGGTATGCTGGAACGAAATTTTTGTTGCAATTTGATGAGGTAATCTCTAACGCCGTCGTATACTTTGTCTTTACCGAGTATGAGTTTAGCGCGTTGATTTTTTGGTTTCAGGAAACGCTCAATACCAGCCAAATGTGCTTTGACCAAAGTTTTAAACATACTCTTGCTTGGTCTGACCTGTTTGGACATGTATCTGGTGGTTACAGTATTAAGGGTACCAAGTTTATCGTTGCCGTGGTAGTACTTGACAAGCGGATCACCCATCATTCTGCCGTTGATCTTAACGTCAGTGGCGTCCAAAAGGCCTACCGGGATTGATAGATGGCAACCGCTTTCGGGGCCTTGAAGAAGGTTGATCCTGAAGTCTAGTGTTTTCCTGTCTATGTATTCGTTCTTCGTAACGTAGACTTTGGATAATATCGATCTTATTAAATCCAAATTGACAACCGTCTTCGTTATCATACGCTGAGGTTCCTCTGTTTTAACCACTTCTTCAATTTCCTCCATGACGTTGTCAGCAATGGGGACAACTTCACTCAAGGGTGCATCCAAAGCGCGTTCTATAGGTGTGCCTAAGATTGAGAAGAATTGCTCTATCTGTTCTCCGGTGCCATACATAACAATGGTGTCGCTACTTCTCGTTAGAGCGGTGTACACATAGGAGGCACGATTACTCCTAATTTTGTCTATATCGGTTGTTATGATGTGAACTGTATGATATGTGCCGCCCATCACTTCGTGTATGGTGTTAACGCGCGGCTGTTTATTTTTTATCAGGTAATCTTTCATATTTTGGGTGGCACAAATCATGATGTCACCTGCTTCCCTGGCGAAGTCGCCAAATTTTTTAAGGATAAGGCTGCCTTCTTTCTTTTTGTTGGCCCTAAATTCTGGTATATAGTGTCTAATTTTCTCTTCGACAACTTTTGGTACTCTGACTGAATAGCTTAGATATTCGCTAGTAAATTCGACTTTGTACTGCGGTGCAGTTCCAAGGAAATCAGTTTGTATTTGCTTGTGGTCTCCCAAACCATAGATAGAGGCATTCGGTGCGAAATGTTGATATATGTCGATGAAGTAAGGGTTGACTAGGAAAACCTCATCTACAAATATGTTCTTAAAA